GTTACCGGTTGAACTAACTGGATTGGATCCCAGTGCAGCCAAATTGGCCACAACATTGGCAATACCTGCAGTAGTTAAGTTACCACCAGTGATATTACCTGTAGTGCTGACTGGATTTGAACCTAATGCAGCCAAATTAGCCACTACATTAGAGTTACCGTATGTGGCAGCAAGTCCAGTTAGTTGTGATCCGTTGCCAATAAAGAAGTTGCCGGTTATGTTGCCAGTGGAACTTACAATCCCGGCAGTTAGAATGTTGCCACTTTGCACTGTTCCTGTAACTGACAATGAAGTCAGCGTACCAACTGATGTGATATTGGCTTGAGCATTTGCTGTGACTGTTTGTGCGGTGTTGGCTGCTGCTACTGTTGTTATGCCTGTCAATAAACTACCATTGCCAACAAAATATGGTGCTGTAATATTTCCTGATGCAGACACTACCCCAGTCACATACTCACCGGCTCCGGACACTACCACAATGTTTCCAATGCCACCAATTCCTATTGTGACATTGCCGCCTGCGCTTACAATTTTAACATTTGAATTACCACTAATAATTGAATTGCTGTTACCTGCACTTATGCCAGTCAGTTGTGATCCATTTCCGTAATAGTATCCAGCATAGATACTGTTAAATTTATTAGAGGCTGATCCAATGTCACGAACTTGTGTGGCATCTGGCATGATACTGCTGTTGGTCTGTACATTTCCCACACCGTTTGCACTCAATACCAAATTTTGATTGAGTGTGGTTGTGGCTATCACATTGTCTTTGAGCGATATGGTTGTACCTGGCAGGCTGTTGCTGCCTTGTGGAAAAGGTGCACCATTGGCATAAAAATAATTGTTGGTGTAAACTGTATTGGCGGTCACATTGCCAGTCACGCTCAAGTTGCTAAAACTTAACGGACTGCTGGTTGTGAGAACTGTGTTGCCATTCACTTTCAAATTGGCGCCATCTGCTGTGATGGGCAAACTGTTCAGATAGATTGTGCTGTTGCTGACCCAAAGATCTTTCCATTGATATCCACTACTACCTAAGCTATAACTGTTGTTGGTGCTGGGTATGATGTCTGATGATACACTGGTTAGATCAACGTTGCCATTGCCTGTGCCACCTGAACTGAAACTTTGATAGGCTTCCATTTCAGCCCATTGATTGCTGGTGTTGTCATTGAAGTACAGATACTGTATACCAGTATCACTTTGAATCCATATGTCGCCAATGTTGGCTGCTAGTGGTGGCGTTGCCGCAAATGTTACAGACGTTGCGCTGCCGCTGCCGTTACTGATGCCAGATAAAAATGCACCATTACCGTAAAAGTATCTACTGTAAACACTGTTAAATCTTGAATTTGCAGTTCCTAGATCGTATACAGAATCAATGCCGGGAACAACTGTGCTATCAACTGTGATAGTACCAACGCCATTGCCAGCCAGTACCAATGGTAGATTTTGTACCGTGGTAGATATGCGATTGTTGCTGATTATGACCTGTGAATCTACAGGTCCGGCCGTCCAGATATTGGCAAAGTTATTGTTAACTGCATCAAACGCATTGCGCAGGCTTTCGCCTGTACCATCGTTTGCCACCGCACCGGTGTTGATTACTTGTTGTGTCATGCTGAATCTGGCCCTATTGTATATTTACCAGAGCTTGGACTATGCTGACTTTGGGTCAAACGCCAAACAGATTTTGGAAATCTCCAATGTTTAGGCGTGAGTATCGGGGGTGTTTGTTGAATTCTGCTACATCTGCTGTGACTGCTCCATGCACTCGAATGAAGTTTGTGTGTGGATAATCGTGCATGACTTTGAGCAACTGCCGTTCCCAATTACCGGTATATGTTGGATTTGCACCGCTTCGTTTGTAAAATTCAGAGTCAGCGTATAGATTATTAAATCGATTGTTAATACCAGCCATATCAAATCCCAAGAGATACACATTCATATGTTGATCTGCCGCAGCAATTGCTGCCGCTATTGGCCCAGAACTGTATCCCCAATACTGTTCAGGAACACGATGTGCGCCTAATCCATCCATTGGTTTTCTAGTATAAAATTTGTTTTTTAGTGGGTAACCTGAATGTTGTATCTGCTCACTGATTGGGCGATCTGTAGCAATTAACACATCTGGGACAAAATCTCTGTACAAGGCGTTACACCCGTAGATTACACCGTGTGTGCGCAGGTGTTCCAAATTGATACCTTTACGAGTAACTCCGTTACCTAATACAAATGCTGTGGCCATAAAAAATCCTCCTAGTAGTTATCCAGGAGGATTCAGGGGTTAAATCAATTAAGATGTAACACTGGCAATTTGTGCCAATTGTAATGAACCGTTTTGAGCTTCAGCACTGTTGATAATCTCTGCACCAGACCATGTAACTGTACCTTCATCTGTGAAGAAGTTAGTAACATAGAAGTTTTCACTACTTTGTATGTTGACACCAAGATTGCTGTCAGCATAGGTGCCATAGGTCATGCCATTCCAATCACGCACCCATTTGTTGGTAATGTAACTGGCAAATACCGCAGCACTGTCACCTACTGAATATGAAATGCTCATATTGCCAGCAGAAGGACTAGCGGTATTTGACAACACACAAATACCAACCGGATAAGCAGTACCATTGCCGCTGCCAACTGCGGTAGCTGTGAAGATGTCGCCTACTGCTACGTTTGTGCCTGCACCAACTGCTGCCCAATCAGTTGTGCCAACTACAGCAACACTGTAGGCTTGACCAATGATAAAATCTTCATCAGCTGTGGTACTAGCAACATAAGCTACCAAAAACTTGTGCGCACCTTTCTGACGAATGATGCGACCGACACCTGCACCAGTAGATGTAAGATCTGCCAACGAGATATTCACTTGTGTAAGAATGATAGGATTGGTTGCACTAGTAGCTGTATTACTTAACCCGCCTACTACACCTAGATATTCAGTGCCATTAAGTGTTGCTACAGGTGCGTTATACACTGGATCAGTCAAACTGTCAAAATTTGGATAACCAATATCAATACCAACTGCTGCTGCTGGTTGGTTGGTTGTGCCGTTTGCATTGATTGTGATACCTTGTGCGGTACCATACTTTTGAATTTTTAGAGCTCTTCCCATTTGATTTCTCCTTATAGAAGCCCGATGCGGGTTCCAGCCGCTACGCAGTGGTGAGCTGCATAAAACGCCAAATTGCGTTGACAAGTATTTAGCGAAAATGTAAAATGGAACCAACTGCACCTTAAATATAGCCATGGATACACAACTTTTAATCGCCCAGGGCAACGAATACCGAGCACAGAATCAACCAACTGAAGCTCTCAAATGTTATGCACAGGCATTTGTAGAAGACATGGACTTGGCCGCTGCCTGGAACAACTACGGCAATGTAATGAGAGAATGCGGACAACCCGCAAGAGCTGTGCCGTTCTTACAACATGCCATTGCATTAGAACCACAAAACGTTACTGCACATTTTAATCTAGCAGTAAGCTATTTGATCCAAGGTAACTATGCTCAAGGATGGCCCTTGTACGAAGTGCGTTGGAATTACGAACACCTTGCTGGTCAATTGCCCAAGCACACACAGCCTCGTTGGACTGGTCAAGATTTAAAAGACAAGATCATACTTGTGGAAGGTGAACAAGGTCACGGCGACAACATTCAGTTTGTGAGATTTTTGTGGAACTTGCATGTGGCAGGTGCAAAGATCAAACTCAAAGTAACAGACGGATTGATTCCATTGTTAAGCAACAGTCCTATCATTGAACAAGTTGGCGGCTATTTAGATGATGTTGGCGAGTTTGACTACTGGACTCCTATCATGAGCATTCCTGGCATACTAGGGATAACATTAGAAAACTTGCCAAAGCCTGTAAACTATCTCAACGTAGATATGAACAAACAGCAAGAGTGGTTGCAAATACTAGGCCCTAAGACTCGCATGCGAGTGGGCTTTTGCTGGAGTGGCCGTCGTGACGCTTGGTTAAATCGTCACAAGGGCATGCCGTTCGAAGACATGCTGGACCTTATTCGAACAAATTCTCAATACGAATGGGTGAATTTGCAAATTGATGCCACACCTGAAGAAGAAGCAGCGTTAGTGGAAGTAGGAGTCAAGGCATATCCTGGCAGTATTACAAGTTTTGTAGACACTGCGGCCTTAATCATGGCCATGGATGTTGTGATTGGCGTAGACACTGCGGTGTCGCACCTGAGTGGGGCATTAGGTCGTCCTACTTGGATCATGCTGAACTGGTTTGGCACAGACTGGCGATGGTTGCTGAATCGTGATGACTCGCCTTGGTATTCTACAGCACGCCTGTTCCGTCAGCCCGCAATGGGAGACTGGGCCAGTGTTCGAAAGAAAATCAGTCAATATCTCAGCTGGATGAAGGTTTAAATGCTGCGCAGTTGATACCGTGACGGTGGAACCATCCCGCAGCAATGTCTCGCTTGCAGTGCTCACAGTAGAGCTTGGATCTCTTTAATCCAGTTTGTTTGGCTACTCGTTGAACAATTGATTCTGCACTCATCTTGGTTGGATTGGCTGCTTTGGTAGCACGTATCAAGGCCTTTTGTTCTTCGCTCATTGGCACGCCTTTATTGTGTGCCACTTGCTTGCCTTTTTTGGCTTCACTTATTCGACGGCGGGTTTCTTCTGAAACTTCTACTCCATATCGAGCATTGCCTTTTCCAGATTTAATTTTAGACATCAGTGCCTTGTATTCAGATGTTTGGTATACTGTTGTTTTTTTTGGTTTACCTTTTTGCGCTTCTCGCATTTTTTGTTTATGTTCTTCGCTTTTGGGCTTGTCTTTGTGAAAGTCACTAATCTTTTTATTTGACTCTTCTGTAGGAACAATATATCCCGCTACATTTTGATTAAGCCAACGATCGTCATGTAGGACCTTGCAACGGCGTAACACACAAGTTTCCCAGGCCACCGCTTGTTCTTTGGTTTCAAATACTCGGCGTATTTCAGTGTCAAAACTGTCTACTCCTGTATCTTCAATCAGTTTCTGAACACCCGGGCTGCTTGTAAAATAGCGTTTCCATAGATCGTCATGTGCTTCTACTCGGTTTGCACAACGAAATCCGTAATAGACTTTGCCAGACGGACGATGCTTGATTAGATAGGTATAAGGTTTCATATTGTTATTTAGTTGCTCACTGCGATTTCACCTTATAACAATAACACATTACAGAAAAGAAGTCAACAAAAAAGGGCCTTGCGGCCCTTTTTTGAGTTGGTAAAGTACCAATCGAAGATTAGCTGAAGCTCAAATTCGAAACGGCAATTTCCCCGACGTAGTCGCCCGCATTGCCGAAGCTGGATGCAGTGTTAGTGAGCTCGATGTACCCATAACGAGTCATGAATGACACCACTGGTTCAAAGGTTGTTGGATCCAACACAACACCACTGCTCATCAACGGAATGTATGGGCAGTAGAATGCAGGAGCGTCAGCTTCTGAAGAGCCTTTGTAGCCAACCAGAACTGGTGTGGTGTCAGCAGCATAGCTGTCAACAAACACACGCATAGAACCGTTCAATGTACCAACAAACTTGGTGTTTGTAGGTGCTTCGAAGGTGCCTTCTGTGGTACGAGCAAAAGCTGAAGTTGTTGCACTTTGCAACACTGTCAGAGCAGCTGAACTCACAACAGCGTAGTTACCAGCGCCACGACGAGTACGTTGGGCGATCAAGTTAGCAACACGGTTGATCAAAACAGCCAATGCGGCGTGTTCGTCACCAACGAATGTAGCTGTACCTGAAACGGTAGCTTGG